GATACGCGACTGCAAGCATTCTAAACGCATCTGCGGGGTGTGAACACCAATCATGCCTTGGAGTTTGACGAAAAGTTTTCTTGTCCTCATCATATTCTCTTTGGTACTGTCTGAGTGCCTCTAAGCCCTCATCACAAATTGGGTCAAAGTAGCACTTGGGCAAAATCATCCTTACCGCTTGTATTCCGTCTTGCACCCCAATCTCAGGCACTATGGCTAGTTTGCCCATGCCACCGAGGTGGTTGGCTAGTTGTTCGACAATAGACTTGCCCCCAGATGCAAGGGTCTTGGCTCTAGCGTCATGCGGTAGGTAGTGCTTGGTGTACCGATAACCCTTGGCATTGACTACATTGGCAATTTCCTCGATGGATGCCCCACTTACAGCGTAATAATCCATCACATGAATCTCACCCCTGACTATTTGGTAGAACCAGATCGCGGTATCGTCTCTGTAACCCAAATCCCATGCACTAAATACATCTGCATCAGGGTCAAACCTTAATTCTCGTATGCGCCCCTCATCTTGTGCCAGACGCATCTCTTGGCCATAAAACGCGCCCAATATGGCGGCATCAAACGAACATTCGTATTCCTGATCGTACTGGTCTTGGCTTAACTGGTCTTTGGCGGCCTTCAGTTCTGAGGCAGGCAGTATCTTGGAAAGCGTTGCAGGCAAGCGTAACAAGAACCAATCTGGGGTAGCCTGGCTAACTCTGTAAATGTCGTGAAACTGGTTCTTTCCTTTGGGAGTACCACCAAATACAGCCCATCCAAGTCTGTCTGAGAGCGTAGGGCGTATCACATTACCCCAGACACTAGGTTTGAAGTCTCCATATTCGTCTAGGTATACCCCGTTAAATCCGAGTCCACGCATGGCATCTGCGTTGTCCGAGCCAAACAGTCTGATCTTTGCCCCGTTAACCAGTTCTACAGTTAGATCGCTTTCGTTAGTGCTTTTGCTCACGGGTTGGGCATAGAACTTTAGGTAATCCCACGCCACAGACTTGGCTTGACTTCTGAACGGGGCTATATAGGCATACTGCGCTCTTACCCCACCCTCGGTTAATGCTCTGCGTATCAGGTCATTGATAGCTGCCACTGTCTTACCCGCCCTACGGTGTGCAACCAAACATGACCACCTTTCCGTTCTCTGGTGGAAAGGCATAAAAGCCTCTCTGGGAGAGTAAGGGATGATTACTTCGCGCCTTCCCACTTTACTACCATTTCTATTGGGCCTTCATCTGCACCCGTGATTTCAGTTCTAGCCAACTTAGGCACATGGTATTCAACTACTGATTGGAATAACTCAAATGCCTTTGCAGGGTTGGGTTTTATATCTGCCTCAGGAATGCCATTAGCGACCTCATCAAGCCACTCTGCTAATCTGTGTGCATTACCATCAACAAACAAAGCAATCGCCTCCCTTGCCTGTTGTGTGGTCTTGTTGGGCGTTCCTGAGATACGCCCTCCTGCTTTCTTCCTACTTTTAACTACTTTAGTTTCTGTCATAACTATTTTGTATTACTGTGGAATAGGGAATCTTATATCTTGCGGTGTAGCAAATGGGCTTTGCCCTTGTCCTAGTCGGCTCTTAGCCCAATCCTCGGCTTTTTGATAAATCGTGTCGTTTGGATTGCCCATTTTCAAAAGGTTTAATTCTTGTTTTGTCAATGTAGGCACTACTAAAGGATATGGCACTAACTTGCCATCTTTTTCGTAGGAACTTGAAAGTTCGGTCATTGATCTGCCTTCAGAATCGGGGATTGCCCCAAAATATCCTTTTCCTTTAGCCGTGGGCGCATCCAATTGTTCGGCAAACCGAGTGCCATACGGGGCTAATCCTTGGCTAGACAAAGCTCTGGCAAGCAATGAGTAATCAGGCATGAGCGTTTTCCTTCATGTTGATCAATCCGTTAAGCATCCTTGACTTGGTTTTATGCCACTCTTGTGAATAGGCGCAATCCTTGTAATGCTCAAACTCTGGGATTCCTAACGTGTAGTGCGCTATCTTGGCATCGTGTTCATCCTCACCCACCAAGACATTCCATTCCTCTGGCAACTCGCCAATCTGGTCATCCTTTAGCCATTCAAACCTGTGTAGCTCGCTTCCTGTGTGGTCATCCACAAAATCAGGGTCTAACACCCCATTGTCAGGATGCTCACAGTTCCACAGTATCAGACTTGACCAGTTCTTTCTAGGGTAGTTCTCGTTCTTGGACTCCATCGCTGTGCCAACGTATTTCCTTTTGTGCTTGGTAAAGTAATTGTGCTTAACTACTTGTACCGCTTTTGTTGGGTCAAACAGCTTGTCCAGTTCGGCTATGTCGGCAAGCATCAGCATATCGCTTGCGTCCATGAATATTGCCCTACCCCTAAACCCCGTGAAGTAAGGTACTAGGAATCTTTGATAGATAAAGGTGTTTGAGCCGTCTCTTTGTTTACCAAAAAAGGGCGTAATCGCCACAGCTTCTGTGGTGCGCTCGATCAAGGATTGGGTAAAAACGTGATACCCAATTGCCTCTCTGGGGTCATAACCCGCAAAAATTCTGATCATTGCAGCCCTAAACGGTAGATCGTCCTGTCAATCAATTCCGCTATTTCATCAATGATGTTTTGCAATTGACTCTCATCTGGCATTGATTTTCTATTCTTAATTACATAGTTTTGTATGCTAACCATGTATTTGATTGGGTCTTTAGCATTATGGAAATTCTCTGGGAAATCTTTGATGCGCTCGTAACACCCTGAGTAAGTTTCTGCAAATCTATCGGTTAAATCAATAATCTGTACATAGTATTTGCCCAAGGCTTTATGTACACCTAAATCGGTTGTAGACAAGTGCATAAAGTGGGTAACAGTTCCCGAATGGAGCAATGTGCTTATGAAATCTGCAACATCTTTTTGGTTTTCGTAAGCCATGTAAATCCTTAAAAAAAAGGGGGCGAACCCCCAAATGTCGGCAACTGCTTTTCACCAACACGCATAGGGACTAGGTGCAAAGGTTCAATATGGTCAAGCAGTTCAGACCACCTTCCAATCCCCATGCGTGTTTAACTATTTTAGCAAAGTTCTTATAGTTTCGTTCAAAACTATCATTTCGTCTAGCTTATAAACATTCCATATTCTTCTTTCTCCGTGAATCCCATTAAATGACCCTTGGTGGCAGTCTTTACATAAGGGGATGCAAAGGTATTGTTCGTGTTGGACGATGTGGTGTGCATCGCTTGGGGCTGGCGCATTACATACCCCACAGTTCATTTCCTTAATTTTGGCTAAATGTTTTTTTTCTGCCAATGTTGGTTTATTGTTCAAAGGTCACCCCGTGTTCTGCACCCCATGCGTGTAGCCACTCCACAAATTCTGAGGCTTGTTCTTTGGTAAATTTACGGGTTTGTTGCCCAAGCTGCACTATTCCTGTCCCATCCAGACTTGGCACGATCTTGCCCTCGTTTAGTTTTTGGTCTTTGCAGAATTGCCAAACTAACATTCGCTTCCAATCCTCTTCATCCCACTTTGCGCCTAAATGTGAGGCTTGACGGGCAATTTCCTCAATCATGGCGTGATATTTAGAGTTTTGTGGGGATGACCGACTTGTAGCTTTTATTTCTAGCGTTAGTTGTTTGCCAGATGCAAGTGCTTCCTTAACTTTAGGCCAAAGGTTTCCCATCACCGCAGTCGCATTGTCCTTATTTAACTCTACTCGCATTCTTGCACCATTACGTTTGCGCCAGCAGTCTCAGCATAAACCTTTGTGATGTGCGCCTCTACGATTTGGCTATCGTTTAAAAACACAATGCCTTGCATGGCATCTGTAATACTTTTATATACATTATCAATGTCTTGTTTCTTGGGATATTCAACACCTCGTAAACAGGCTTCCTTGCGCTTTTTTGAGTACGAGGCAGGTACACCATAGCGGAGGTATAAAAACACGGTTAAAGCCCCTTGTAGTGGCTCAGATGCGCCTATTGCTTGTCGTGCTTTCATTGCCACATGGGTTTCGTAGTCAATTGTCTTGGCATCGGTGTAAGTTTGAACAAACTGTCCGCGTCTAGCAAAGCGTGGTCTGCCTTTGGGTACTGGGTCACCATCAACTGTAAATGTCACTACTAGGGTCATGTAACTCCTTAAGCCGTTTGACAATCAAGATACCGAGAGTAGGAAAATCCGATTGCAGTAGCTTGGCTCTGTGCCTGGCATGGTCGATTGTTCCTTTGTTCATTGCCATCAAAGCGTAATGATTCGCTAAATGCTCGACATAAGTCCCCTGTCCGTTCCAGGGCTGCAACTGTTTCAAGTATGGACACGGTGTTTTGCCCGTCCCGAATTCGGTCAAGGATTGCATGGGCTTGTGTTTTCGTCATTAAAAATCCTCTTTTTCGTACCATTGCTGCACAGTTTGACTAACAGGTTTTGCAACAATTAGTCTGCGGTATTCCATTGGGTCTTTTGACCACTGATGTGCAGAACACTTAGGGCGGTCACCGCTTAAATGGACTGTCCACCGCTTTGGGCAGCCAGGCACAGAACACATTAGCTTTTGAACCTCGTCAAAAGAAGATTCTTGTTTTAGGGTAGGTTTAGCGAATGTCATTTTGCGTACTTTCCATCAATGATTTTTTGAAAATTGGTAGCGTTAACCACCCACTCTAGGTCTGGCAACCAAGTTCTGCCCTTAGTCTCAAACCCTTTAGCCAAGGAAGTGTCATTGACAATGTAGCCAAAGAACGAATCCCACCATTTAAGCCCTTCCTCGGTTGTTTTGTAGCCTTCTGGCGAATATGCAGAAGGTTTGCCAGCCTGAATCCACCGTTGCCTCATGTTGGCTTGGCGGTTGCCTTCCCATGTTCTTGGCTGCGTAAGGTGCGGTAATTGTTTTCCCCAAAGTTTTAATAACTCGGTATGAGGGCATGGCGGGAACGCAGTTCCAGTCAAAGAAGGTTTACCTTCTTTAATATATGGTTCTTGGTTAATGGTTATTGGTTCTTGGTTATTGGTTGGTTGAACATCCGTTGAACGGGCGTTGAACCTCCGTTCAGCAGACGCTTTACCAGCCTTAGACGCTTGTTCAATTTTAGAGTGGTAATTCTCTATTTCTTTGTTCGCTCTAAGGCTGACGAACCCATCTGTTGTAGATAAAAAGAATTCGTCAAGAATGGATAAAACTTCTTGCTCGTAATCACGCATCCCAATCTGACGGGCTATGTTGTATTGTTTTATTGGCTTTTCGTGGAGATAGTAAAAATCCAAAAGCCTTCGATAAGCAATGTCCTCAATGACGGACAAATGGCTAGTATGTGACTTGTAGTCACCTATGTGAAACTGGTAATAGTGCATAACCTTACGTTCTCGGTTGCCGTTACTCAAAAGGAAACTATGGCAGGGCGGTAACGAATCGCCTTTTCCCCCGCTAAGGGTAGCCTAGCCTCCATTATATATCTTACCTAAACCACTCAGGTTTAAGAACTAACAACTGCCACATTCTTGCTTTGGGAACAGTTTTCCATTGCGAAACCGCAGCTTGGCTAATGCCCAATATGTTGGCAAGATCACGCTGTGAGCCTGCCAGACGGATAAGATGTTCTTTTGTCATGCCGAATATTTTACATAAGTCTACTTAATCCTTGTTAGGGTTTATCCCTAGAAAATAACAGTTAAGTTGGCTTATAGTTATGCCATGCCCAAGCAATTTAGCAAATGGGTCTTTTAAAGGAAATGTATGGATTACGCAGACGAACACAAAAACTTTGACCGCATGACTTGTATATGCGATCACACAGAAGTTGATTGCTTCTTTTCAGAATACTGTGGAAGCCTTCACTTTGCTTATATTGGTGGTCAGCTAGTCACCGAGATGCTACGCGATGCAGTCATTCAAAATTTTGAACGCCAATATGAACTTGCTTGCCGTTTAGAACTTGAAGAAAGCAAACTTTCCGCAGCACTTGATCGTTACCACGCTAAACAGGATTACGCATGAAACACTCTAAATACATCCAACATGGGCTTGATGGCCCATACACCCCCGCACCCACACTTGTTGACAAAGTATTGTTTTGGTTATCTGGCTTTGTCTGTGGTCTTATCTTTGCCATACTTATCACAGGAAATTAAATGAAAAACATTGCCACTGCTTTGGTCAAGGCTCAGAAAGCCTTTGCGCCAGCCCTAAAGAACGCTACAAACCCCCATTTTCGTTCCAAGTATGTTGACCTAGCATCTTGCGTAGATTCGGTTGTAGGGGCTTTAAACGATAACGGGATATTCCTATTCCAAACTACCACAGAACACCCAGACGGGGTTATCTGTGAGACTAGCTTTCTCCACGAATCAGGTGAACGCCTAGACTGCGGAAAGCTGTTCTTTCCATCACCCAAGCACGATCCACAAGGGTTTATGTCGTGTTTGACTTACATCCGTCGTGCGTCTTTGATGGCAGCCACAGGGCAAGCCCCAGAAGATGACGATGGCAACGCAGCTACTAAGCCTGCGGTCAAAGAACAAAAGGCTAACCACAACCAGATGCAAGACCACATCACCGCTATTAGCGAGTCCACCACGCTAGAGGAACTGCAAACGCGCTTTAAAGAGGCTTATAAGTCTGCGGGTACGGATAAAGAATGGTTAGAGGCTGTTACTGGTGCTAAAGATTTAATGAAAAGGAAACTCAAATGAATGAAGTAGAACAACGCTCACCCGAATGGTTTGCCAGTAGGTTAGGCAAAGTAACCGCCTCACGGGTGGCAGATGTGATTGCCAAGACCAAATCAGGCTATTCCGCTAGTCGGGATAACTACATGGCGCAATTGATCTGTGAACGCCTAACAGGACAAAAGGCAGAGTCTTTTACAAATAGTGCGATGGAGTGGGGGGTAGCCAATGAAGCCCTCGCAATTTCGGCTTACGAGAATGCCACTAATGTCTTGGTTGAGTCTGTGGGGTTTGTTGATCACCCAACAATTGCAATGTCTGGTGCAAGTCCTGACGGATTGGTGTCGCTTTTTGGATGTATCGAATGCAAGTGTCCCCAGACGAATACGCAAATTGAGACCTTAT